ATAGCGCTTACATACCACTGTTTAGAGTGGGTGTCGGGCGCTTGATCTGCAACAACACTGTAGGTAGGGCTGGTAAGCCCGGAGACAGTCGCACCAGTTACAGGTGACGAAAGACTTATTGACATGTAACAGACTCCATTAGTCAGGGTTGATGGAAAGGGTAAGGAACTTTCAAAGAGCGGTCCCGCGTCGCGAGTTTAAATTCGCGATCAAGGCCACCCTTAGAATCCCGGTTTAACGTTTTCGTTAAGCGACCTATAATGGGAAGCTTAGACGTCAGTAATGCTGCCACATTCTCTAGCTGCCGATTCGAAGGAATTTCGAACCGAAAATCAGGGAATGGCATACCAGACTGATTAAAACGCTGAACACCCTTATAATTTACTTCGTAATGAGCAGGAGTTTGCGAAACTAGGACGTAAAGGGGTGCACCGTTCGAACTGAACGAGATATCAACTATCTGTTCAATAAGACCGATGTACGTACCATTACACCAAGCGACGCTACCCCAAGGGACAGCAAATGCATCGACAAACGTACCAAGATTGGTAACGTAGTCTAGCAAAAAAGTGTACGGTATAAGGTTATACAGTGTCGGAATAAATTCACGCCACGTAAGCCCAATACTAGCACTGAAGGAACGCTGGTCTAGATAGTGAGCCTCAGCGCATTGCCCGCGATACCTAACGGTATAGCGTTCACGCGTTGTGGCCCGCCCATCATACCGGAATGACCCTTCAGTACCGGATCCCGTCGTCGTCGAAACTGCTTCTGACTTACCTTTAGCACTAAAAGTGGTATAAGTAGTCATAACAGTCCGATTCTGGAGGGATACTGTACTTGCTGCGATATCAGAAAGTAAAGGCTTTAGACCGAAGCGATACTCGAGCGTTAAGTCAGCAAGAGACTTAGCTAGGCGTTTGACAGTGTTCCATTTAGCCTTTTTAAGGAGGCTATAATGGTTCTCAACCAAATGCTTCGTTAAGTCCTGAAGACCCGCTTGAGGCTTTCGCAACATCTTTAGCGTCTCGCCAGTCTCGCCTATGTCTTCAC